GTTCACGACCGGCAGCCTGCGAGATGTAGCCCTCGAGGTCGAAGGTCGCGTCCTGCACGAGCTCGGTGGGGACCAGGGTCAGGTAGCCGTACTTGCTGACCGTCAGGTTGACCGTGGTGATCGTCGCGTCGTTGGTGGTGATCGCGCCGTTCGCGGAGATCGCCGCAGGAAGAGCGGCGTTCGCCGTACCGGTGGTGGCGTGCACCGTCGCGACAGGCAGCGGCAGGGTGTTGCCGTCGGTGGTGTTGAAGACGTCCACACCGGCCTGCAGGAGCTGCGAGCCGGCCACGGCGTACTGCCACAGTTGGCTGTAGACGCTGTCCTGAGCGACACCGCCCGACGCGGACATGGCCCTGGCCTCGACACCGCGGGTCGCGATGGCGCGCTTCTCGGCGCCACGCACGGGCGCCAGATCGAAGTGGTCGCCGACGCGGGCCTCACGAGCCCACTTTCCGAACGAGCTGTCGCCGCGCTGCTCGCCCATCTTGGGTTCGCGGCCGGTGACGGAACGGAACGACTCCTCGAGCTCGCGCCCGCGGTCCTCGCCCTCCTTGATGGCCTTGGCGCGCTCCTGCAACTTGCCCGCCTCAGCGATCATGCCGTCAAAGGCGGACTGCTCCTCGACGGTCAGGTCGCGGTCCTCGGTGACGCCCTTCTGGGCCATCTCCTGGGCCTTGCTGATCAGCGCCGCGCGGCGCTCCATCAGCGTGTCAGCAATGCTGGACATTGATGTCCCCTTTCTGGGACTCGGGTGGTGGTCGTTCTTGAGTCCCGGTGGGGGCGCCCTGCCGAGAATGCGGTGTTGCGCCACGGTCAGCGGGTGGGGGCGCCCTGCCCGCTTCAGTGGTAGTTCAGAGGGTCGCGTTCGGGTCCAGCGCGAGAGCGGCCGCCAGGGCAGCCTGAGCAGACCGGCGCTTCACCTTGGGGTCGATGGCGTCGGTGCGCTTGAAGAACTTCGTCAGCTCATTCTGCGCAGCCAGGGACCGGACCTCTTCGATGTCGACGTCGAACTTCGAGGCGAGCGACCGCAGCCCCGTGGAGGTGTCCTCGTAGGCCGGTGTGTTCACGGATGCCACATCCATCAGGCGACCGGAGACGAGGCGGCGCAGCGGGAATCCTTGGTCGCTGGTGGTCCAGTCGTCCTCGTATGCGATGAACGCGAACGAGGACTGGCGCACATCCTGCCGTTGAACGAGCTCGTAGACATCCATGCGCGTCTGTGGCAGGTCCACCGTGTAGTCGAGGCCGATCTCATCGATGGCGAGCCGCAGGGTGCCTGCTCCCGTAGTGCCGAGCAGCATGTTGTCGTCGTGGTTGTGGCGAGCCAGCACACCTGGCCAACCGTCGCCGCGGGATTTGTTGTAGAAGCTTCTGTCGATGATCTCAACGAAGCCGCCGAGATTCTGGGACATCCGCTCGAACTTGGCGGCATATCCGCCGATGGTCAGCTTCTTCTCCGACCCGGCTCGGATCTCCACCGGGACGGACGTGAACCGCCGCTCAGCGTCGGTCATGGCGTTGCTCCTTCTCTGGTTGCCGGGTCAGCCGTCGGGGCTGGACCGTTGTGGAACTGGCCCCCAGGGACCGGGCCCCGGTCGTCGAGGGCGCGAGCCTCATCCAAGTTGAGGCGTCCGTCTGCGAGTTGCGCACCGACCACTTCGGTGCGGGTCTTGATGTCGGTGCGGATCGTCGCGTCCACGTTCAGCTTGATGTACTGCCGCTCCGGAAGGAGGCGGTTGAACGCGTTCTCCAGGCGCACGATGTACGGGCGCATGTTGTTCGCCCGGTTCAGCGAGCGGGACTCGTCCGTGGAGTACGTCAGCGACTCGGTCGCCTCGCCGCCGATCTCCCGCGGATCCACGCCGTAGATCGCGGCAATCTGGTTCGCGGTCAGCTTCAGCGTCTCGATGAACTGGGCGTGGTTCGGCGGGATCGTCATCAGCGACAGGTCCCAGTCGGAACCGGTCACGAACGGCTTCCCGCTGGCGAACGACGCCACCGCACGGCTCTGGATGGTGGCAGCACTGTCGGGGCTGAGCACCTTCTGGCTGTTCTTCAGCACAGCCGGCGGCAGGCCACCGCCGCGCCGCACATCCGCGTACTCCTGCGCCGAAAGGCCGGCGCGGACGATCGACGCGAAGTGCTCGATCGGCGAAAGCCCCAGCGTCTTCCCGGTCGGCACGATCCACGGGATATGCACGATCCTCGAAGCGGGAACCGGCTCGCCGGCCACGTACCACTGCTTCGACATCTCATCGAAGGACCATGCGTCATTCGCCAGCCAGGACACGACAGCGGGGAATCCGAAGCCGTCCGTCTCCAGGGTCCACCCCACCGCGTTGCCCTGGGTCACAACCCCGTACGCGGCCTGGCCGAACCACTGCCCGACACCTGCGCGGCCGATGTCGTTCTGGCTCTTGAACAGCTGGGGGAGTCCGATCTCGGTGCGCGTCCCGTCGCTGTTGAGGCGGTAAGCGTCCAGGGGCAGGGTCGAGACGAAGTCGACGATATGGCGGATCGCCGCGAACACGGGCGCCAGATGCGCCGCACGCTCAGGCGACACGAGCCGGCCGTCAGGGTTGGGGTCGGTGTTGAACCACTGGTCCATCGAACGCCGCTCACCGCGACGGAAGAACAGGCTCACTTAGCCGCCCTCCAAGAAGCCGCGAGAGCAGCAGCAGCGACCACCAGCAGCACCAGAGGCGGCCAGACGAACCACGCGAACGCGGCGACACACAGGACGGCGACGACATCGAACACTGTGGACATCGACCCTCCTGTCAAAGTACGGACTCCAGCACGTCATATTCGAAGCCGAGCAGATGATCCGCGATGATCGCGCCCTCCAGAGGAGACACGTCGGCAGTGGACACCCTGCGCCCGACCGCCCACCGGTCACTGACCGATCGGCGCTGCGCACCGCGGACAGCGTCCTCGAGTTCCGGGTGGCCCATGTGCGCGATGACCGTCGTTTGAACCTTGTCGTAGAACGCAGCTGACGCGTCCAGAACCTCAGTCGTCGACAGGAGACTCAGGTTCACCCCAGCGGCTCGCATCGGCTCGATCAGGTCGGCCGCAGGTCCACGGGAGTCGATGCCCACCTGGCATCCGAGTTTGTCCTGCAGTCGCTTCGTCTCCGCGACAAGCCAGTCGGTGCCTCGTTGACGATTGAGCAGGCCGATCAGTTCGCGACCAGGTAGCGGGACCGCAGCGGAGATCGAAGACCATGCCCGGTCGATCGACACGGCCACACCCAGCGCGATGCCAGCAGTAGGTGGCTCATCCTGTGAGGGGATGGCGCATCGTGCCCACTTCTCGGCGCCGAAGATGTGCTCGAGCGAACCCGGCTCGTCCCACCAGCCCAGACGCTCCCTGGCGAACTCCTCCGGGGGAAGCGCGAGACGTTCGTTGCGGATCGTGTCGATCTTGATCCGGCGGCCCATCTGCGGGTTCGCCATCTGCCATCTGGACTCGTCGTCCAAGACGCATCCGGTCGCCCCGATGTGATGGTCACACGAGGACTCCGCGCACCCGCCCTTCGGCGCGCACCACTCCACGTACACCATCGACCGGGAACCAACCCGCCCGCGGTCCCTGATGCCCCTGAGAACCTCCGAGTCGGCCAGACCTGCGGACGACCCGTACCAAACCTGCGGTTCGTCCTGCGCCGACAGCATCGGCAGCAGAGCACCCATGTGGGTCGGCTGCAACGCGAACGCCTCGTCGAGGACCACGCGCTTACCCGACAATCCACGACCGCCGGACTTCGTGCGGGCCTTGAACTTGATCCGGCACCCGTTCAGGAGCTCGATCGCCTCGTCACCGTTGCCGCGGTGAATGTGCTTCACCTCGCGGTCGAGATCCGGCGACGACTCGATCAACTCCGACAGGTCGCGGAACGCCTCCTGCGCAGTGGGGAACTCGTGAGCACTCCACACCAGCAGCGGAACCTCGGCGATGAAAGCCTCACCAAGTGCGGCGATCTTGAACAAACCCGTCTTGATGTTCTGCCGAGCCCCGATAACCGCGACCTCGAACGCGATCCTGCGACCAGCCCGATCCAGGCCGAACATCGCGTCCAGAACCAGCCGCTGCTCAGGGTCGGCGGCGAACCCGACGATCTCCGCGAGGTCCGCGACCTCAGGCCCCAGAGAGTCGGCGTAGTCCGGGTGAGTGAAGTACGCCGGCTCAACCAGCGTTACGCTTGCGTTCACGCCGAGCTCTCAACTCGTCCAGCTTGCTCGCCCTCGGAGCGTCCTTCATGGCCTCGGCCATCACCGACCGCAGTTCTTTACTGATCGGAGCCACGCTCAACCCCATCGCACGGGGATGCGTCATCCGGCGAGCCAACTCCAGCGCCTGCTGCCCGAGGGGCGAGTCGACCACGCCAGCCGCCTCGAGCTCCCGGTGGATCGCATCCACAAGCGGGGAGGACTCCTCGACCTCAGCGGTCACGGGAAGGTCCACCAGATTGTCGCCTGATCGACTACCACGCTTACGGCATGTGTCACCGCAGTACTTCGAGTTCGGGCGCTTGGCCTCGTACTCGTCGCCACAGGAGTTGCAGTTCCGCTTCATGGCAACCCTCCCATGTCACGGGACACTCAACGTTGGGCTAGGGAAGCGACTTGGACTGGCGGGTCCTGGTGGCGTCACACAAAAAGATCGAACCCTCATGCCGCATGGCGAACGCGCCTGCTTGGCTTCGTGGGAGCATCCCTGTCGACCGGTAGCCCCTGTGCCAGCCTGAACCTGTCGCGGGCGGCCCTTGCGTTGGCCTCCCACATGCAGTCATCGCTGCAGTACTTCCGCCGATGCGTGTACAACGCGCTGCAGATAGGACAGAGGTTGAGTGCTGTCTGCTCACCGTCCACCCTCTTGCGTCTCGACTCGCGCGGGGTTGGTATCCGGGGTTCGACCTCCACCCGCCACTTGCGCACCTTCACGCCGTATCGCCATGCGCTGAGTAGGTTGTCCAGCTTCGACCTGTTGCAGTCATGGCAAGCGGGCGCAAGGTTGCCCTCGTAGTTCGTGCCGCCGAGGGCGAGGGGTAGCACATGATCGACTGTCTCAACTGGTGCGGAGGTGCAGTAGATGCACGTCTTGCCCTGCTTCCTCCACCGGGCCAGAAGGTGTCGCCTCTTGGTCGCGGTGTACGCACCAGGCGCTTGTCGATCCCTGTCGGTACGCCGAGTGTCCAGCAACTTCCTTGCGGTCTGGCTCGCCCCAGTTCCCCGACGCGCGTCTTCGCACTTCCTGCAGCGGAGGCCATAGGAAGATAAGCCACAGTCGGCGCATGGGCTGGTCTTAGCCGCACGGACGCGAGCCAGTCGAACGGCATGCATCTGCATGTCGTCTCGTCCAGCTCGTCGACAAGGGCGGCACCTCGCTTGCCCCTCCGGAAGGGAGGTGGCTCCGCGCCACAGCATCTTGCCGCAATCAGCGCATGGGAGGTCAGGCTTGTGTGGCATTCAGTTATCCCTAGGAATGCGGAAGCCCCGCACCTAGGGATGCGGGGCTTCCTCTCCACGGGGATCAGCCGTGGATGGTTTGAGTATGTATCAGAGCTGCCAGCGCCTCAGCGCCCGTGAGGGTGAAGGTGAGGCGTTCTGCCGTGCCCTACCTCGGCGGGCGCCGTCCACCTGGTTGCAGTACTTGCCACAGGTGGGACACCGAGAGCCGTGCGCCAACCCCCGGTACTGGTTGGTTCCGGGGATGTGGTCTGCGTGCAGGTTGCTGGTGGGCGGCCACATGGGGTGGCCACATAGGCAGCAAGGGTCGCCGGGCGTGTAGGCCTTGAGTAGATCTGCTCGCGCCTTGCGGTGCTCGCGTGTCCGGTAGATCGGGTTGGTACGACCGTCGAACGCCACGTCACCACCCCCGGTGAAGGTCCGGCCCCAGCCACGGGGATGAACCAGGACCGAACCGTCTCATGACCAAGCCCCGGCCTGTTGTGCAGACCGGGGCTCGGGTGATTGGGACACCTATCGCAAGGTACTCAGAGTTTGTCAAGGGGTGGGCTCACATTGCAAGCGACACGCTCACTGGTTGTAATCCACCTCGATGGACAGCGTGTGCTTCACTGGCCCATCCTCGCCGAGGAACTTCCGTCCGTTCTCATTGGTCGCATACACCTCGACCTCGATGACTTGCGGATACATGTGCATAGCGGCGACGTCACCAGGAGTGAGACCTAGCCCTCTCAGCAACTGGTCGAGCTTGCTGTACTCGATCGAGGCGGGCACTCGATCTATCTCTTCCTGCCTCATGCTGCACTCCCTCGCTTCAGGATCCTTGCCCCTGCTCTGAGCCACTGCCACGTCTCGTACACCTTGCCGCACTTGCGGCACTCCATCGTGGCGAGCAACCCGAGGTCTTCGGCGGGTAGGTGCACCCACACCTCACCGGGGCAGAGCGTCCCCTGCTCGTCGGTCTCGGGGCACATGCCGACCTTGAACTGCCCCCTCGTGGTGGGCAGGTCGATGACGGTCATGATGGCGGTGGTGCAGGCGTGGATGTCGCTGGCGATGTCCGGCCCTGCGGGGTCAAGGCGGATGGTGTCGTGGTACAGCAGCAGCCAGCGGGCCATCGCGGGTGGATTGTCGGCGGGCAGGTCTACAATTCCGCGAGCTTCGGTCAGATGGCGGACGCTGGTGGTGAGCTTGTGCCGTACGTCGAACGCGACCGCTGCGGCGCCATTGTGGAGCGGTAGGGGCTGGGAGTCCTTCTTTGTGGGCTTGCCTTCGCTGTGTGCCCCTGTGACGGCTTGACGGGTGAGGGTGACGTCCAGGTCCGCTAGGAGTGCCGGGAGGTCGCCCAGTGCCCGCTCTAGGCGTCGGGAGCAGGATCGGCACAGGTAGGCGTCTCGTGCGGGCTTGCCGCATACGCAGGCGATCATGTCGCCTCCTCGGAGCCGATGTCACGGGCAATGCGGGCAGCGTTCGGGTAGGCGTGGCGCATGGCTTTCGCGGCGATGCAGTCGACGGAGGTTCCGTCGGGCGGGAAGATGTCCTCTGGGTAGTGCTTGACGTAGTCCTCCAGTGCCTGGGCGATCTCCTCGGCCACTTGCCGGCGGATGGCTCGTGCTTCTCGGGTCTCGTGACGCTTAGCCAACCCGGCCTCACGTCTCACGCGGAACACCTCGCGGTCATCGGTCATTGGTTGCCTCCTGTTCGGCGCCCGCGAAGTCCTGCCAACTGTGGGATGCGCCAAGGTGGTGCGGCGGGTATTTGCAGACTTGGTCGGGATCGGTGAGGCTGTGGAACCCGCAGACCGGCGAGGGCGCCGGCCCTTCGAATGTGTCCTCGAGGTGGTTGTGCTCGGCGGTCATGCTGGCCGCCTGAATGTGCGCTCGATCTGACGCATATCCCGCTTCGGGAGGTCGAGCTCCTTCGGGCGCATATCCCCGTCGGCGATTGCCCGCTGGACGTTCGCCCACCACTCCCGGTACGCCGCGGTGTCGTCCGGGTCCAGGTCGGCAGGTGGGGTGATCGGGCCGAACGAGTCGATCCTTTTGCGGCGGATCTTCTTGACCTCGCTGATGATCTCGGCCGGCGACACCCACGGTTGTTTGCGGGCCACGATCGTCACGGCCTCCTTCGCGTCGATGAATCGGACATCGGCCAGCAGGAGTCCCCAGGCGTCTGGGGTGTACTCGTCGAACTTCTGACTGGGGCAGCAGGCAGCGGTGAAGCGGCACAGCGCCACGGCTTCTTCGGGGCTCATAGGTCAGCCTCCGCATCGTGGCTCCAGTGGGAGCAGCCGGGCGGGCAGGGGAACTGCGGCATGACCGTCACGGTCAGATCGGCGTGCAGTGGGCACCGCGGGTCCACGGGGAGGTCCACGATGTCGATCGGGCAGGTGCAGTCGTCTCGCGTGGCCTTCGATGTGTTCACTGGACGATCTCCAATCGCTGCTGGGCGCGTTCCATCGCCCGGTCGAACAGGCCACTGTCGGGTCCGTTGGGTCGGCGCGTGGCCGCCTGGCCTGAGTACGGCGGCAGGTCATCGGCGGCCTTGAGGATCCAGTTCCGCCACGTCG